GAAGCACCCGAAGGTACAGAAGTACTTCTCTCAGGATGAGTGGAAGGCGCTCTGGCTGCTGGGGTACTCAGATGTACACACCTACTTCTTTAGGCCGAACCAACTGGTTCAGGCCGTGGGCCGAGACCCCCTACCTATCGACCCGGTGAAGTTGGCCGAAGCCATCAGGTTCGAGTTCGACCTGCCATATCCGTTCGGGTCCCTTAACAGGGCGGACGAAGCACTTGACGCCTTCTCAGCCAGACTCCAAATGGCCCTCTAGGATTAGACCATGCCGTACCGCATCACAGAAAGCCATCCCAAGTGTTCGGGTTTCGCCGTTGTTAAGAAGGACGGCGGGAAACTCATGGGCTGCCATAAGACCAAGGCAAAGGCGCGAGCCCAGTTGACGGCTCTCAATCTTGACGAGGCTGGGCCCGGTTACAAAGGCGACGCTGTATTCGGCCCGTCTGGTCGCATCATTCTCCAAGACTTGAACGTGGCATTGTCAAGTAACTTCAAAGAGATGCCTAAACATCGGCCCATGTCGAAGTTCGTTCAAGAGGTTGAGGAATACCGCCCGTGGCTGGTCGAACTACTCAAGCACGAGTACGTGATCTTGTGTACGGCCCGGTCGGTTATCTATGAGGACATGACTCTGGAGCGCATCAAGTCTCTTACTGGTTGGCAGCCGAACGAGGTGTGCTTCAACCCTTGGGAGGATCCGAGCGGCAAGGGTGCGCTCAGGGCTCACCGTGCGAAGGCCCGGTACTTGAAGGAAGTCATCATGCCGCGACACGGCGATGACCCTTCGATGTACTTCGCTATTGAGTCGAACAAGTTCTCACGGTCGATGTATGGGGCGAACGACATTGAGTGTCGTGACGCCAACCGTGACGATTCCCAGCCGTGGAAGACGCTCCTGCCGTAGAGTGCGCCTATGCGCGACACGACAATGCCTGAGGGGGCGTGGGAGTTTGACGAAGACGTGACTTCCGTGTTCGAGGACATGCTCGAACGCAGCATCCCCGACTACGGCAAGATGCGGGTCCTCGCAGATCACATGGCGGCTCCGCAGTTGTCTCTAGGCGTCGACCCGGTGAAGTTGGATCGGGTGCTGGACGTCGGCTGTTCAAACGGCATCGCTCTTCGGAACCTTGACCGCTTCGCCACGGAACACGGCCACGACATCGGGTATCTGTGCGGCATCGACGTGTCAGAACCGATGCTGGCTAAGGCCCGTGAACAGTCGTCGGAGAAGTTCGACTACATGAACTTCGACCTCAGGGAACACTTCCCCTTCACGGAGAACCTGTTCGATGTCGTACTCTGTGTGTTGACACTCCAGTTCACTCCTATGGCTCATCGGCGGCGGATCATTGCCGAGATACACAGGGTGCTTCGCCCCGGTGGGCGGTGCATCCTCGTGGAGAAAGTGGAGGCACGGTACGAAGACCTCAACCACGAAATGGTTTCCATCTATCACGACCACAAAAGAGGCATGGGCTACACCGATGAGCAGATCGAACGCAAGAGGCTCAGTCTTGAGGGGGTCCTTGTGCCGCTGACCGCTCAGTGGAACGAGAAACTGATGTGGGGGAGCGGCTTTAGCGAGGTCGAATGCTTCTGGCGGTGGATCAACTTCGCTGGATGGGTGGCGATCAAGTGAAAGAGATCGATCGCACGAAGATGAGGGTCCCCCCGCAGAAGCGGGAGAAGTTGCTGAAACTCATCTCTGCCGGTAACTACCAACAGACAGCGTGCCGAGTCGCTGGCATTTCCAACTGGACGTTCCACGACTGGAAAAACAAGGGGGACGCTGCCCGAGAGGACAAGGCGAACGGGATCACCCTTACCGAGGCGCAGGAAGAGTACTTGGAGTGGGTGGAAGCCCTTGAAGAGGCCCGTGCCGCCGCTGAGGCGACTCTGGTGGCTCGCTGGTACACGGAAGCAGCGGATGGCGACTGGAGAGCCGCAGAGCGCTTCCTAGCGAAAGCGTTCCCAGAGCGCTGGTCTGACCCGGCGACCCGGTTGGAGATCACAGGTGCTGGCGGCGGGCCGGTCGCCCAGTTGTCGGCGCACATGCACGTCTTGCAAGAGGCTGATGGTGATAGGCAGCGTAAGGTTCTAGAGGCACTCGTGGAATCTGGTGACCTGCCGCCCGAGACGCTGGAGGCGTGGGATGGAAAAGACGGAGACGCAGCAGGCGTTATCGACGCTGATGTCGTGGAAGAGACCGTGCAACCTGATGGTCCCCCACAGCCCCCACCCGAAACAGCAAGCGTTCCTGACGTGGGCGACGACTAGGGAAGCCCTCTTCGGTGGTGCCGCTGGCGGCGGCAAGTCCGACACGCTGCTCTTGGCGGCGCTCCAATACGTTTGCGTTCCGGGTTACAGCGCTCTGCTTATGCGGCAGACGTTCCCTCAGTTGTCCGGCGCTGATGGTTTCATCGACCGCACCACCGAGTGGTTGAAGGAACACGCCGACTACAACGTCACGAACAAGCGGTGGACGTTCCGCTCTGGTGCCACATTGACACTCGGTCACTGTGAGAGGGACGAGGACCGGTACAACTTCCAGTCGTTCGCCTACCAGTTCGTCGGCGTGGACGAGTTGACACAGTGGCCCACCGACAAGGTTTACCTGTACGTCGGTTTCTCCCGTGTGCGTAAGCCGAACCCTGACCCGTCGCTGCTGGCTTGCGAGAGTTGCGGGATGACGCTCGCTGACGTTCCCCTCAGAGTGCGGGCGGCGACGAACCCCGGTGGCCGCGGCAACGACTGGGTGTATGAACGGTTCGTTCTCAACGCTGGCGATAACCGCAAGTTCATGCCTGCCCGTATCTCGGACAACCCTTCACTGGACCGTGAAGCGTATGTGGAGAGCCTCCAAGAGTTGGACGCTGTGGAGCGTGCCCGCCTACTGGACGGCAACTGGGAGGTCACCGAGAAGGGCGGCATGTTCGAGCAGGACTGGTTCACGACCATCGATTCTCCACCAGAGAAGACGAAGAAGGTCAGGTTCTGGGATCTCGCCGCCACAGCCGAAGCGAAGGGCAAGGACCCTGACTGGACGGTCGGCGCTCTGGTCGGTTTGCATGAGGGCCGCTACTACGTCTTGGACATCCAACGGATCCGAGGCACCCCTGCCGAGGTGGAGCGGCTTGTCAGGATGACAGCCGAGATGGACGATTCCGCTACCCAGATTTGGATGGAGCAGGAGCCCGGTGCGTCCGGCGTGAACACGATCGACTACTACGCCCGTCAGGTTCTCATCGGTTATCCGTTCAAGGGTGTGCGGTCATCAGGCAGCAAGGAAGAACGCGCAAGGGTGTTCTCTACTGCCTCAGAGATGGGTAACGTGATCCTCGTGCGAGGGCGCTGGAACAAGACTCTGATCGACGAGTGCGTCCAGTTCCCCAAGGGCGGTCACGACGATCAGGTCGACGCCGTGTCAGGGGCGATCAATCACCTGTCGAAGCGCAGGGCGAAGGTCCGGCTGATCCTGTGAACCCGTATGAGACGCAGCGCCGCATGTCGAAAGCCACGACGTTGGTTGACATGGCGCAACAGTTCAGAGTGTCTCCCGAAGAGTTTGAGAGCGAATGGCCCAACCGGTACGAGTGGGCTAGGGATTCGGGTACGCGTCCGGCGTCTAGGGAGACGTGGGATCTCGCTGTGGATCTTCTCAGGTCCCGTGTCGAATACAACGGTCCCGGTGGGTTAGACGACCCGCAGGTTGTGCAACGGCTAGCGAAGATGGCTATCGACATCGCTGAGACGCTGTCCCGCAACGACGTCGACTCGGATGAAGCGGGGGCTCTCCCGAGGAGGGAGAAGCGTCTAGTGGCGAAACTATCCAAGGCGGACACCGACGCTACGACGTTCGACCTTGGGAAGATCTTCCTCAAGATGCGTGAAGAATTCAGGTCGAAGCGTTGAAGACGTTCGAGGAGTTTCGACTCTGGGATGACGCTCAGTGTGAGGAAGTGATCGACGTTGCTCAAACCCGTGGGCAGTCATCCGGGCACAGCGAAGGGATCCGTTCAGCGACCCGTTGGTGGTTGGACGCTAAGGACTTCCCTGAGATCTGCGGTGACCTACGAGTCCTCATAGACAGGGCCAACCATTGGGGCTTTGAGACGTTCTGGGCCATTGAGGGGTTACCCAGCGTGGAGGTGGTGCGTTACCAGCCCGGTGACTTCTACAAGCCACACACTGATTGGGGGCCGACGTACAACACCCGCAAGATGTCAGCGTCGGTTCAGTTGTCGAAGTCGGAGGATTACGAGGGCGGTCAGGTGCTGTTGCATGACGGTCCTGACCCGTGGCCGATCACCACTGAACAGGGGAGCGTGACCGTGTGGCCGTCGTGGACTCTGCACGAGGTCGACCCGGTGACCTCTGGTGAACGGTGGGCGATGGTTGCTTGGTGCCTCGGCCCGTCGTTCTGTTAGTCGTCCCAGCCTCTGGCTTTGCGTAGTTGACCGAGGGTCAGCGTGTCGTCGTGCATCGGCGTGTACTTGAGCCGCCCGGTGTCTTTCTTCTCTTCCATGACAGGGTTTTTGCGTCGTGCTGTACGACGGTCACGTTCCTTGTCCGTATGTGCTTTCCGGCAGAGGTCGCATCGGCACCCAGCCATGTACGAAGATTCAGATTCCGAACACTTGGGCATGTTGTCCTTTAGAGGAGGGCAGCGACAGCGTTTGCTTGGGTAGCGATGTCGGGCATGTTGTTCTTGGTGAACGTGTCAGCCATTGACAGTAGCAGCGACTTCAACGTCTCGGCTGTCTCCCGAGGAATCGTTACCGTTGGGCTGGCCGTAGCGGCTTCCCGTGTGGCGCGTTCCAACTCCCCGAACGTCAACGGGACCTTGTCTGACGGTTGCGGCCACACGCCATCGTTCTGAGGGGTGAACGGTCTACTCACCCTGCACCTTCCGCGGCCAGTATCGCTTCCTTCGTGATTGGGGCTGGGGCGTCAATCGTCCACCATTTGCCAATCGTTGAGATCTCGCCGGTTACGCGCTGTGAGCGGAGTGTGCCGATACTGGCTGCTTTGATCGCAGCGTTGTTAGCGAGGTTCAGCACTTTGCCGTCCCAGCGAACAACGTGGGCGCCGTTCTCGAAAGCAAACGCGGCGTATTCAGGTTGCGTCTTCCATACCTTGGCGGCGTGGCGGCCGAACATGGCAGCGGTGCGTGCGTTGGCGGAAGGCAAGTGAACTAGGAGAGCGACTGTTGTCTGCTCCACCCCTGATAATCCGAGGACGTCGATCTTGATGTCGGGTCCGTCGATCGTATATCTCATAAGAGAACCTCCGTATAGGTGGCCTTCACCTAAGCCTATACAACATTTCTGCTCGTGAGGGGGGAGGGACACTCTTCCTATCCGATTTACCATGCCATGATAGGTAACCATGGAAGGATCAGAAGCCTGTGAAGAATGCGGATGCTCAAGATGCCCTTGCCCCTGCGAGTGTCGCTGTTGCGAACCCGACCAACGCGCCTACACCGAGGATTGAGGAAGCAGTCGCCGAGTTGGCCCGTCTGGTCACCAACATCGAACGGCGGCTGGCTCGCCCTCCGATACCCGAGGCGGCTACACCTCTCACCCCTCTGATTCGTCGCTCTCCCTCCATGCCCAAGCGCTTCGACTAATCTGGCGGTAGGTAGCCGCTAACCCGAAGGACCCGTGACACATGGCAGACGAACTTTGGATAGTCAGCGACGCGGAACCCGCTGGTTGGACTATCGACTCTGAAGGCAAGACGGTCACGGATAAGGAGTACCCCGTAGATGGGCCACGGGTCAACATTGCTGTCCCTGATGCGCCGCTCACTGAGAAGCAGGCCAAAGCGATCCGCAAACTGATCGTGAAACTCCGCAACGACGGCGTGTTGGCGGTTTACCCGAAGGTCGGTGTCCAGTACCCGAACAACACCACCGTCGACAACGTCAAGCAGTCGCTGGCTTACATCCGTTGCTGGCATGACGACTGTGACGAAGAAGCGCATTCAGGTGCCGATCTCGGGGTGTCTGAGGGCTTGCCTTGGGTCACCCCTGAAGCGGTGGAACCACCCGACCAGTCGGTGCATCAAGACGCGCTGGCGCAGCACAGTTCTCTTACAGCCGCAAGGGATGAGAGAAAGGCAGCCGAGCCCGCCGCAGGCGTTCCAGAGGATCAACCTTCTGAAGATTCCGTAGAGGGTGATACAGGTGACGTTCCGGGTCAGGTCATTCTCGGTGAGGGCATGGAGGGTCCTGAGGTTGAGGCTTGGCAGGCTGTGTGTAACGAGGTTCTCGCTCAGGACGCTAACTCGGAGGAG